AGCAAGCTGGCTGCCCACCCACGACACCTCGTCGAGCACGCCGCTGATCTGGCCGCTGGCCTTGATCGACAGCGCCACCTGCGGGTTCTGCTGGCCCAGCGTGGGGTCTGCCTGATAGGTCTTCAGGCTCACCCACTCGATCTGATTGCTGGCCGTCGTCGTCGACACGTTTGCGCTGACCTTGCGCAGCCGCACCTCGTACTGGCCGGCCGGCAGCATCGGCGACGAGAAAGACCGGCGCACCGCCTTCGTCGCCTTCGAGCTCAGCGTCACCGAAGCGCTCACGCCGTTCAGCGGACCGAAGGTTCCTGACGGCAACAGCCGGCGCTCGATCTCGATATTCAGCGTCGCCGTCGTCAACGCGCCCTTGTTGTTCATCGAATACAGGTTCGCCACGACGTCGACCACCAGCATCACCGCATTGGCCGACGACGTGCGCGTCACCCAGGCCCCCGGCGATGTCGGCGCGTCGAGCAGCGCACCCGCCTGCGTGTCCACGTCGCTCCAGAACGGCAACACCGTGTTGCCGCTCGGGAAGCCCACCCGCGACTCCACCACGTCGGTGAACGACGACAGCGGCGTCACGCCGATCTTCAGCTGGTCGACGGCGCCGCAGTTGATGCCCGCATGCAGCCGCACCGCCTGGTACTGCTCATCGCTGGCGAACCAGCTGAAGGGCTGCGCCAGGAAGTCCGGCACCACCTTCGTCACGCCCAGCAGCAGCCCCATCGGCTCGTAGGGCCGCGCCCGGTTGCGGCCACCCTGCAGGCTGTAGGTGCTGCCGGTCTGCTGGTCATAGCTCGACAGCCTGGCGCGCGACGGCGGCAACAGTTTGTTGATGATCGTGCTGCCGAGCATGAAGACACCGGCGCTGAGTGCATAGGCCCCCAGGCTGCCCGCGGCCAGGCCCGACAGCGACGACAACATCCAGGGCTGGCCGGTGCCGAACGCGAACGCCACCAACGCGATCATGGCGATCGCGCGCACGGCGCTCTTGCCCGGCACGCGCCGGCACAGGATCAGCTGCCCCGCCTTCGGCCGGGTCAAGCTCCACATCGGCGCCGGCACCACGGCCCCGCCGATCGTCACCGTCCAGCGGCCATCGGCCGTGGCCACGCCGTTGCGTTCCAGGAACTCGGCCAGGCTCTCGCGCGGGTACACCGCCGCGGCGCGCACCACCACGCGGCCCTGCGTCGTCAACGGGTGCGGGTCGACGATCAGGTCATTCATACGCAGCCGCCCGCCAGCGGTAGAAGCCCTCGACGTGCAGCCCGCGCATGCAGCACCTGGCCAGCGACTCCAGCACGCTGGCCCCGATGTGGTCGTTGGTGTGCAGCACCCACGGCAGCCCGTGCTGCATCAGCACCGTGCCGATGTGCCAGTCGGCATGGCCGTCCACGTGCTGCACGAACAGCACCACGTCACCCGCATCGGGCGCGGCCACCGGATCGGTCAGCTGCTCGCGCCCGCGCAGGATGGCCGCCGCACGGCCCCGGGCACCGCGTGGGTGGCGCCCCTGCAGCGGCCAGCGCAACCGCCGCCCGAACAAGCGCTCCTGCGCCAGGCGCGCCAGGTGCGCACAGTCGAATTCGCCGGGCACGGTCGGCAACCCCACCAGCGCCTCGGCATCGCGCAGCGTCGGCACGCTCATGCCGAAAACAGCCCCGGCGTCGTCACCGGGTCATAGCGCATCTTCACCACCGGGGCGCGCAGCGCGTCGTCGTTGCCGATTACCGCGCTCACCGTGGTCGCCGTGATGCTCACGCCCGACAGCGGCGCCGTGAACTGGTAGTCCACCACGGTCGGCGATGCACGGCTGACCAGGCGCACCGTCGCCTGCAGCGCCGCGCCCGGCGGCAGCTTCTCCAGCTCGGCCGCAAGGTCGCTGCCGACGTTGTCGATTTCCAGCGCCGCGCGCGGCGCCTGGCCGGCCACCGACTGCGGCAGCCGGAAGCGGAACGGCAGTCCGATCCAGGTATTCGCGTCGATCAGCCAGTCGCGCGTGTCGTTCACCACGCGCACCGTACCGATGGACGGGTGTTCCATCAGCAGCAGCACCAGCACGCCATCGGCATCGGTCGCGCGCTGCAGCTGCTCGCGCATCGCCGCGCTCACCATGCCGACCTCCAGAACTCGATCTGCACGCTGCGCTTGCTGGCCTGCAGCGTGCGATCCAAGAAGCTCAGCGGGCCCAGCTTGCCTTCCACGATGCGCGCCTGCACCACGGTGCCGGTGCGCGGGTGCGTGAAGTCGAACCAGTCCTGGCCGGCGTGGATGGTGGTATAGAACCAGGTCTCGAAGGCCGCGGCCTCGGCCTTGGTGTCGAAGTGGCAGACCAGGCCGATCTCCACGCGCGCATCGCTGTGCATACGCCGCTGCTTCGGGATGCCGCGCTCCATCTCGGTCCGCTCCACCACCGAGTCGGTCTGCTCGCTCAGTTCGCGCCACTCGAAATTCACTGCCGGAAACGCCGCCACCGCCGCCCCCTTAAGAACTGAAGCCCGGCCGCAGGCCATAGCGGCCCTGCAGCGCGCGCGTCACCGGGCCGGTGCCGCTGCCGATATCGCCCGCGATCGATTCCTTGATCGCCGTCATCAGCACCTCCACGCTGCCATCCGGCCGCGTGCGTGCGCTCTGCGCCTGCAGCGGCTCGCCACCTTGGTTGATGAGGGTGATCTGCAGCGGCGGCTGGCCCGCCGGCGCCAGCATGCTCATCTGCGCCGGCGTCAGCACGCTTTCCCGGCGCTGCAGGATCGCCGGGTACTCATCGGGGGCCAGCCGGCCGCCGTGCAGCCGGGGCGCGGCGGCGAAGGCCGCATCCGGCATCCAGCGCATGCGCCGCGGCGCATCCTGGCCGATCACGCCGCCGCCATGGTGCTCGCCCGTCCAGCCGCCCGCGTAGGGGTCGCCGTCGCCGACGAGGCCCTTGACCAGGCCGCCCACCTGGCCCATCAGCATGTCCAGCACCTTGTTCGTGGCGCTGACCATCGGGCTGATCACCGGCCGCAGCACCGTCTTCGCGAACTGCGCCTTCAGCTCGTCGCGGAACACCTTCATCAGTGACGCGCCGTCGCGCGTGCCTTCCAGGATGCCGTTGCCGATGCTCTCGGCCAGCAGCTCCTCGCGGCGCTTCGCGTCTTCCTCGTCGCGCTTGCGCTGTTCGGCCGATGCGTCGGCCAGCTCCTTGTTCAGGGTGCGGCCGCGCCCCTTGGTGAGCAGCTCACGCCGCTCCTTCAGCGCCTCGATCTCGATGCGCAGCGCCTCGGTCTCCATCGTCGTGGCCTGGCCGGCCATCAAGCGCTCGTAGCGCTGCTCCTTCGTGGCCAGCGCATCGGCCAGGCGCTGCTGTTCCAGCTGGTACAGCTCGGCGGCATTCAGGCCGATCTGTTCCACCTCGGCCTTGAGCGCCTCGTTCCCCTTGAGCAGCGCCTCGGCCTGCTGGATCGCGGCCTGCCCGGCACGCATGCGCAGCGTGCGCTCCTCCTCGGCCACCGCCGCGAGCTGGCGGCTCTGCTCGATCTGCTGGTCGACGACGCTGCGCGCCTCGACGCGTGCGCGCAGCTCCGCAGCCAGCTGCGGCCCGAGCTCGCGCTGGTGCTCGCCGATCTCCTGCATCAACTTCAGCCGGTCGCTTTCCACCTGCGTCAACTGCCGGCCCATGGCCAGCTCCAGGCCGGCCGACTGCATGTGCGCGTCCAGCTCGTCGCTGATCTGCTTGTAGATGCGCATCCGGTCGTTGCCCGCCTTCTCGGCGCCGGGCTCGGCGAAGGCCTTGCGGATGCGCTGCTCGATCTCCGGCGTGAAGTGGATGCCCAGCTCGTCGCGGGCCTTCTTCAGCTCGACCTGCATCTTCTCCGCGCGGGTGGCGTACTTCTCCATCCACGCGCCGGCCTTGTCGCCGCCGGCGGCCAGCGTCACGGCGTTCTGCTCGGCATTGAACTCGCGCATGCTGGCGGCGAGGCGGCCGAACCGCTCGCCCAGCTTCTTGATGATGTCTTCGCGGGCGGCGCCCTGCAGGTTGGCGTACTGCCCGCGCCCGGCGATCGCGTCCTGGTACTCCTTCAGAGCGCGGGCATAGTCCTGCGCCAGCGGGTCGGTCGGCTCCACGCCGCCGCGCTTGGCCAGCCGGGCCAGCTCATTGCGTTCGCGCAGCTTGGCGATCTGCTGATTCAGGTCGGCAATCACCTCTTCGGTGGACTTGCGCACCTCGCCCTTGGCCTTGGCCTCGCCCTCGCGGGCGGAGTTGCCCCACAGCATCCATGCCGTGGCGCCCACGGTCAGAAGCGTGGTCACGGCACCGATGGGTCCGCCAAGGAATGCCAGCGCACGCGCGCCGAGCGTCGCCGCCGCAGCCCCGGCGCCTCGGGCCGCTGCGAGCTTGCCTTCGGCCACGGCCAGGGCCGTGGTGGCGGCCGTCTCGGCGGCCTTCACGCGCGTCTGTTGCTGGCCGAGCACCACAAGCGCGGTCGTGGCTGCTGTGCGCTGCGCCTGGGCGGCAGCCAGCGCCTCTTCGGATGCACGCAATGTCGCGAGCGCGAAGCTCTGCGCACCGGCGGCGCGGGAGGCGGCGATCGCCGCGTTGGCCGCCGCGATCTCCGTTCTGGCGCGCTCCATCCGGGCCACGACCAGCGCCCGTTCGGCCACGATGGCCTGCGCCGTCGCTGCCTGCTGCGCCAGCGTCGCCTGCGCCTGGCTTATCTGGGCCGCAGCCGAGGCCGAGGCCGCAGCCTGTTCGGCCTGCATCGCGGCCACGTGCTGCATCGCGCCGGCGACGGCATCCTTCATCGCGGCAGCCTTGCCGGCAATGAAGCGCCCCAGGCCCAGCGCGATATAGGCCGTGCCAGCGGTGACCAGGGTCTTCATGGCGACGGTCACCGCCTCCAGCCCTTCCTTCGATCGCGCCAGTGCCGACAACTGCCCGGCCACGGTGCCCAGCACGTTCGCCATGCTGGCGCCGGCGCCCGACACCTGGTTCAGGTTGCCGATCAGCAGCGAGGTCGCGTTCGACACCTCGGTGACGCCGCCGCCGATGGTCTTCTGCACCTGGTCGAATTCGGCCTTCAGCGCGCCGGCCTGGTTCTCCAGCGCGGCGATGATCTGCTGCGCCTGCAGCTTTCCTTCGGCACCCATCTCGCGCAGCTTGCCGACGCCGACACCCAGCCCATTGGCGATCGCCTGCGCCAGGCGCGGTGTCTGTTCCAGGATGGAGTTCAACTCGTCGCCGCGCAGCGTGCCGGACGCCAGGCCCTGGCTCAGCTGCACCAGCGCCGCGCGCATGCTCTCGGCGCTGCCGCCGCCGATCGTCATCGCCTGGCTGATGCTTTGCACCACGCCCAGCAGCCGCTCGTGCGACACCCCCAGCGCGCTGGTCGAGCGCGAGATCTGGGCGTAGGTGCCGCCCAGTTCCGTATAGCTCACGCGCGAGGCCTGCGCCACGTCGAACAGCCGGCTCTGGATGCGCAGCTGCTGCTCGCTGCTCGTCGTCACCAGCTTGATGCGCGTCGCCAGCGTCGACATCTCATCGGCCGTGTTGGCAATACCGCGCCCGAAATCGAACGCCTGCTTCAATATCAGCAGGCCGGCGCCATAGTGCCCGACGCGGCGCACCGACTCGGTGACCCGCCCGACCTGTTCCTCCAGCGATCGCGCAGACTTGCCGGCGTCCTGCGTGGCCGCACGGAAGCCCGTGGCGTCGCCGTCGATGCGGATGCCCGCGCGATGCTGCACGCTCATGCGCAAGCTGCCTTAAACTGCCGGCCCATGGACAACGCCGCGCTCATCTTCATCATCGCCGTCGTTTGCTTCGTCCTCGGGTGGACCGCCACCGCCGTGGTGCTGGCCTTCGCGGCCATGCTCGTGGTGGTCCTGTGGTCCTTTGGCGTCCTGGGCAGCCTGTTGTTCACTTCGCCCCCGCCCCGCTGAACACCGTCAGCGCCTCGGCCTCCATCACCTGCAGGTGCTCCAGCAACCTCGGCCGCAGCCGCAGGCCCAACATGCGCGCCACCACGGGTATCGCCTCGTAGCGCAGCCCGACGCGGCGCTCCTGGCCACGCGGGGTAACGACGGTCAGCCACTGCGTAACGCACAGCGCCCCGAACAGCCGTGTGGCCGGCCACAGGTGAGGCGCAACACCGATCAGCATCTCGTCGCCTCCCTGCGCGGCAGAGCGCCGCAGGCGATCGGCGGCCAGCTGTTCTTTGGGAACTCCGAAGGCCGCCAACTCCGCCTCGCTCTTGTCGTCGGCTGCCCAGCTGCCGCTGCGCGCGCCGCCTCCTACGAGGTAGCGGGCAGCGGCCCGGAGTTTTTTTCTTCGGCCTCCTCGTAGCCCGAGTAGAAGGCCCGCGTCATCGCCACCGCGGCGCCGGGCACCTTCAGCAGCCGCTCCAGCGCTTCGGGCGTGTACGGGATCACCTCGCCGCCGATGCACACCGCCCCCTCGTCCCAGCCGCGCAGCCAGGACTGGACGAATTCGCGGGCCGTCAGCCGCCCTTCCGCCTGATCACTCTGCAGCGCGGCGAGCTGATCCTCATCGAGCAAGCGGCAGCGGATGTCGAAGCTGGCCTGCAGCGCCTTGAGGTTGATCTTCGCGGTAGCGACGAAGCTGTGGTCGGAGTCGATCTTGAGCATGGGGATGGTCCAGGGGGTGGGATGGGTCAGCGAACGACGATCTCGATCTCGTCGTTGCCGGCCGACGTGGGCTGCAGCTTCAGGCCGCCGGACATCATGGCCGCGCCCTCGAAGTCGCTGTAGGTCGGCGCCGTGATCTGCGCCGCCGGCGCGTTGATCTCGATGATGTTCCCGGCCGCCGTGCCGTGGATCAGCTGCAGCACGCCGGTGGTGCTGTCGCGCACCGCGTTCCACCAGTTCTTGGTGGCCATGTTCGTGGCCTCCATCTCGATGGTGCCCACCGGCTTGCGGTCCAGGATCTGCACCATCTCGCTGTTGACCAGGTTGCGGTAGTTCACCTGATTGGCCAGGTCCAGCGAGATGTTGCGCAGCACGGCGGCGGCGCCGGTCACGCCGTGCAGCGAAAAGGTCGGCGTGTTCGCGGTGTTCAAGGCCAACGGCGTGATGAAGCCGCTGTAGTCCACGGTGGGCAGCGTCGCATCCACCACCGGCTTGAACAGGCCCGTGAAGTTGAAGGTCCACAGCGTGGCCTCGCGGTTGTTCCCGCGGAAGCTCACGTTGCCGCGCGCTCCGGTGAACTTGTGCAGCACGCCGTCGAGGTTGAAGTACATCGTCAGCGACTCGAAGGCGCTGCTCACCGGCGTGTAGGTCACGTCGACGCCGGCGTCGATCACCTCGGCCATGCCGCAGCCGCGCAGCAGCACGCCGTACTTCGGCACCGTGCCCGCGGCGCCGGCACCGGCGGCCTCGACCTCGAAGCTCAGCGAGCCGTAGAACGCGCCCACGATGTCCTCGCTGTTGCCGAGGAACGGCCGCTGCAGGTCGCGCGCCTGCGCTTCCACCGACAGCGGGTTGATCTGCGCATTGCGCACCAGGATCGCGTTGGCCGCGCCAGTGGGCGTCGGGTCGGTGCCGTACGTCACCTCGATCTTGGCCAGCACGGCCAGCTTGCGGAACAGCAGCATCTCGTCGCTCCCTTAAGTGCCGGCCGCTGCGCGCTTGGCGCGGCTTGCCTTCTTGTCCTCGGGCAGGGCCTGGGAGTCCCCGCTGGCGGTACCCACCGCCCCCCCAGGCCCGCCGTCGGCCGTTGCGGCCGCGGGGGCGGCCTCGTCCTCGGCCCGCGCGATGCTTCCGTCCGGGCGGCGCACATAGCTGCCGCCCGCGGTCACATCGGCCAGGTCCTTGATCGTCTTGTCCATCACACGTACTCCCGGGTTTGCAGGGTGAGCAGCGCGCTGTGACACAGCACGCCGCAGAACATCACCGGCCCGGCATCGCGCTTCTGGATGCCGTCCTCGTTTCCGATCGGCTCGCCAGTGGCCAGGCCGCCCAGCGTCGGGTTGGCGCGGTAGGCCGCGCGCATGGCCTCCACCAGGTCATCGAAGGTCAACTCGGTGGCCGCGGCATCGTCCAGCGCCAGGTAGCCGCGGATCACCCAGTTGTGCTCATTGAGCGTGCGGCCCACGCCGACGTAGGTTTCGGACACGCCCACGTGGCTGATCTGCCAGCCGCGCAACTGCTTCGCGCCACCGCTCAGCGTGTGCAGGTAATGCGCGCGGAACGCGCTGTCCTCGCGCGCATAGCGCTGGTAGGCGTGCACGCGGCCGATGTTGGGCACGGCCTGGATCAACGCCACCAGTGCGGCGCGATGAGTGGCCAGGCTCATGCCGTACCTCCGGGCAGCGCACGCAGCTTCGCCGCGATGCGGCCGGCTGCGTCCTCGAAGGTGCGAAGCACCTTGAACTGCTGGCGCGCCATCACGTCCGGAAACGACGGCCGCGCCTTCATACGCTTCGTGCCGAACTCCAGGAAGGCCGCCACCGGCGACGCCGAGCCCACCACACCCAGCACGCCCATCGGCTGGCTGAACGACACGTCGCGCGAGATCCCGTCCTGCGTCAGCCCGGTGTCGCGCGGGTAATGGCCCAGCGCCTTGACGTCCCGCTCCAGCAGCAGGGTGACCTCTTCCATGGCCGCGCGCATTTCGCGCTGAGCCATCGTCGGTGCCTCGCTCAGTCCGCGCACCCAGGCGGCCAGGCCATACGGAGTGATGAGCATCTGCATGCTCAGGCCTCCCCCCGGAACCAAGGCCGCAGCCGCGCCGGCCAGGTTGCGACGGCGCTTGCGCCGGCCGGCGGCACGGCGCCGCTGCCGGCGGCCGCGGGGTCGACCAGGCCGAGGCGGT